TCTCTATGCCGGAAGCATTTGCAAACCTTACCGGATTCCTTACGAACTAATAAATTCCCCGTATGTGGGCTTTATATAGGCTCATATACGGGGTTTTTACCTTAACACGATACACAGAAAGGAAGAATAAGAAAATGTCTAAATTCGCTAAATTTATGAAGGAAAACAAGGTTGCAAAGGAAAACGAAATGCACCCTGTAACTAAATCCCTTTGTGATGAAAACGGCAAGCCCCTTGAATGGGAATTCCGTCATATCAGTTCAAAGGAAAACGAAACTATCCGTGAAAGCTGTACTATTGAAGTTCCTGTTACGGGTAAGCCCAATATGTTCCGTCCTAAAATGAAATCCAGCCTTTACATTCAGAAGATGATTATTGCTTCTGTTGTAATGCCTGATTTGTATGATGCGGAATTACAGGATTCCTACGGTGTAAAAACCCCGGAAGATTTGCTTTTCGCTATGGTTGACGATCCCGGCGAATACAACGAACTTGCGGCGTATGTTCAGAAATTTCAGGGCTTCAATGTTTCCTTTGATGAAAAGGTGGATGAAGCAAAAAACTAATAGAAGAAGGGGATTGGGAAGCGAATTTTGCTTACTATGCCCTTCTTAAACTTCACATTTTACCTTCTGTTTTCCTTGCAATGGAAGAACAAGAAAAAGCCTTCGTTGTGGCAGCTATCAAGGTAAAGATGGAAAATGACAAGAAAGAAAAACAACGAATTGAAAGTAAATCCAAAAAGAAAGGTAGGTGATAGGCATGGCAACAATCAGAACGGCGATTGAATTACAGGATAATTTCACAAGCGTTCTGTATCAGGTTATCAATTCCGTAAACTTGGGGCTTTCCGCAATGGAAGATTTGCACCAAACAATGAATAGCCCGGTTGATACCGCTTCTATTGAAGCAGCAAGGGATTCAATCAATCAGGCAACGATTGCGGTTCAGGAATTGGATGCAGCCATGCAGGGTATTGAAACCCCATCCACCGATTCACCTACCGCCCCACAAAGTTCAGCCCCGGTACAACTTCCCGTTGAACCCGTTGTTCCTGATCCTTTGGTTGATCCACAAGCCCCGGTTGAAGTTCCTGTTACATGGCAATCTGACAATTTGGAAGTGTTCACCGGAACAGGCGTTGAAAGATTTCAACAGGAAGTTCAAAGTGCAAACAATATGTTGAACACTTTGAACGATACCCAAAATCAAATTGCTGCTACGGCGGCACAAACTGATTTGTTCCCGGCAAATATGGCTGCTGATATGAACAGTATGCAAAACCGTTTACAGGCTATTCAGCAGCGTATTCAGGCAATCGAAAACAACCCTATGAATGTTGGTACTGACATTGCAAACGCCGAATTGGAACAGTTGCGGGGGCAGTTGGATCAGGCGGTTCAGGAACAGCAAAACTTGAACCGGGCTGTTGAACAGATGGATGTTGCAGGGGCAAATGAAGCCTATTTGCGGCTATCCTCTACAATCGGAAATACTGAACGCTATATCCGTGATAATACCACGGAACAGGGGCAGTTTAACAGAGCGATTGAACAGGGTACAAATGAAGCAAACGATTTGATGAATATGATAAAGGGTGCGGTTGCGGCTTATGTAACAATCCAATCCGTTACTTCTGCATTGAACTTATCAGATCAGTTGACTTCTACAACCGCCCGTTTGAACCTGATGAATGACGGTTTACAGACAACGGCAGAATTGCAAGATATGATTTACCTTTCGGCTGAAAGGTCAAGGGGTGCGTATCAAACAACTGCTGATGCCGTTTCAAAGTTGGGGCTTATGGCGGGTGATGCCTTTGATTCTTCTGCTGAAATTATCGCTTTTACCGAACAGCTTAACAAGCAGTTCACGATTGCGGGAACGGAAGCAGCCGGAATTGATGCGGCAATGTTGCAGCTTACACAGGCTATGGGTTCGGGCGTTTTAAGGGGTGAAGAATATAACAGTATTCTTGAACAAGCCCCGAATATCATTCAATCCATTGCTGACTATTTGGAAGTTCCAAAAGGTCAGTTGAAGGATATGGCAGCGGAAGGACAAATTACCGCTGAAATTGTGAAAAACGCTATGTTTGCGGCGGCTGATGAAACCAACGCAAAATTTGAACAAATGCCTATGACCTTCGCACAGATCGGACAATCTATTGAAAATACGGCAATGATGGCGTTTACGCCTGTTCTGCAAAGAATGAATGAAATTGCCAATAGTGAAGCCTTTAATGTGATGGTGGAAAACGCTGTTTCAGCCCTTTCAGTTGTTGCGGGGATTGCCCTTGAAATCTTTGATTTGCTGGTTGGTGCGGCAACGCTGCTTGCTGATAATTGGTCGTGGCTATCACCTATCATTTATGGTGTTGCAGCCGCCCTTGCCGTATACTACGGTTGGCAGCTTGCGGTAAACGCTATTCAGGCAATCAGCAAAGGTATTCACATGGCAATGGCTGTTGCACAGATGATCCATTTGGCAGCAACCGGAGCATTGACAGCAGCAACGGCAGCAGAAACAGCCGCACAGTACGGTTTGAACGCTGCATTGTACGCTTGCCCTATCGTGTGGATTATCGTTCTTATTATCGCATTGATTGCCCTGTTTTATGCAGCAGTTGCAGCGGTGAATAAGTTTGCCGGAACTTCCGTTTCTGCAACGGGTATTATTTGCGGTGCGTTCATGGTTGCCCTTGCCTTTATCGGTAATATCTTTGTTGCCTTGTGGAATTTGGTTGTTGATGTATTCGTACTGATTTACAACCTTGTAGCGGAAGTTGCAAATTTCATAGGCAATGTGTTCACCGATCCAATAGGGGCGGTTTGTCGGTTATTCTTTGGCTTGGCAGATACCGTTTTAGGTATTCTTCAAGCGTTAGCTTCGGCTATTGATGCAATCTTCGGTTCTGACCTTGCGGGAAGTGTTCAGGGTTGGCGTGATTCTCTTGGCGGTTGGGTTGATGAAACCTTCGGCAAGGGTGAAGAAATCATGGCGAAAATGAACGCTGATGATATGAAGTTAGGACGGTTTGAATATGGTGCGGCGTGGGATGCTGGTTATTCCTTCGGTGAAGGTATTGATGAAAGCATTTCCAGCTTTGATCCCGCAAGCCTGTTTGATACCAATGTACCCGGTGCTGATGAATACGGTACGGGGCTTGCTGGTATTGGTAGCGGGGTTGATGATATTGCCGGAAACACCGGAAGCATTGCTGATTCTATGGAAATCACGGAAGAAGATTTGAAGTATTTGCGTGATATTGCCGAACAAGAAACTATAAACAGATTCACTACTGCTGAAATCAATGTTGATATGTCCGGTATGCAAAATACCGTGAATAATGGTATGGATTTAGATGGCGTAATCGACGGTTTGACAAATGCAGTAAATGAAGCTATTGATACTATGGCGGAAGGGGTGCATGAGTAATGGCAAGAAGCGGATATGATTTCTATTTGGATAAATGCCTTTTGCCCGTAACCCCTTCAAAGTTGCAAATTAAAATCAATAATGCGAATAAAACGCTGACATTGATTGATGAAGGACAAATTAACATACTGAAAACGGCTGAACTTACGGATATTGAATTTGAATGTGATATTCCACAGGTTCAATATCCGTATGCCGTTTATAAATCAGGGTTCAAAGGTGCTTCATATTTCCTTGATTACTTTGAAAACCTGAAAACGCAAAAGAAGCCGTTTCAGTTTATCGTTTCCCGAACCTTACCCAATGGGAAGGTACTTTTTTCAACCAATATCAAGGTATCGTTGGAAGATTACAAGATTACCGAACAGGCTAAAAACGGTTTTGATTTGACGGTAAAAATCAAATTGAAGCAATACCGGGAGTACAGCACGAAAACGGTAAATATCAAAATTGCAGCTTCCAAACCAAAGGCAACGGTACAGGAAACAAGACCTACGGAAAGCAAGCCCGCAACAAAGGAATATAAAGCTGGTGATATTGTCAATTTCCACGGCGGTACACACTATTATAGTTCTTATGCAGGGGCAAAAGGTTATTCAGCAAGGGCGGGGCAAGCCAAAATTACACTTGATAAAAGCTGCAAGGGTAACGGCGGTGTTCATCCCTATCACCTTGTTCACACAAATTCAGCTTCCAATGTTTACGGTTGGGTGGATGAAGGTACATTTGATTAAGGGGGTGTTTCAATGTCTGTTGAACTTTTAATTGCCGATACAACGGGAAACAAAGCGTACATACCGATTGTTGAAGAAGGTATTGAATGGACTACGGAAAGAAGAAGCACACCCGGCAAGCTGACATTTAAGGTATTGAAGGATGATATAATCAACTTTCAAGAGGGTGCAGCAGTACGCTTGAAGGTGAACGGCGTTCCCGTTTTCTTTGGGTTCGTGTTCACCAAAAAGCGTGATAAAGATCAGATTATTACCGTTACCGCTTACGATCAGTTAAGATACTTGAACAATAAAGATACCTATGTTTATGAAAACAAAACCGCTTCCCAATTAGTGAAGATGATTGCAGCGGATTTTTCTTTGAATGTGGGAACGGTTGAAGATACCGGATTTGTAATTGCTTCACGGGTGGAAGATAACACTTCCCTATTTGACATGATAGAAAATGCCCTTGATTTAACATTGCAGAACAACAAAGAAATGTTTGTTTTGTATGACGATTTCGGCAAGCTGACATTGAAGAATATTTCTTCTATGTATGTTGGTGAACCGGGGGCTTACCTGATGATTGATGAAGAAACCGGGGAAAACTTTGAATATTCTTCAAGTATTGATACCGATACCTACAACAAAATCAAGCTGACCTATGACAATGAGGACACCGGAAAACGGGAAGTTTACATTGCACAGGATTCAGGAAATATGAACGCATGGGGCGTACTGCAATTCTTTGATACCCTTTCCAAAGGTGAGAACGGGCAAGCAAAAGCAGATGCCCTTTTGCAGTTGTATAACAAGAAAACCCGTAACCTGAAAATTACAAATGCTTTGGGTGATCCACGGGTAAGAGCCGGAAGCATGGTTGTTATCAATCTTGCTTTGGGTGATATGAATGTAAAGAATTTCATGTTGGTTGAAAGAGTAACGCACAAATTCAGCCTTGATGAACACTTTATGGATTTAACTTTAAGAGGGGGTGAATTTGTTGGCTAATGCGGCTGAATTAACAAAAGCAGTAAAGAAAGCAGCATTACAAGCTGAACAAGCAAAAAAACCCGTTGAAATCTGTTTCGGAAAAGTAACGGGTGTTTCCCCGCTGAAAATCCTTGTGGATCAGAAAATGACTTTGGGAAAAGCCCAACTTGTACTTACAAGAAATGTTACTGATTTCACAACGGAAGTAACCGTGAATTGGAACACGGAAAATGAAAGCGGTGGAAGCGGGGATTCATCCTTTGCTTCCCACAATCACGCTGTTACCGGAAGAAAGAAAATCACCGTTCATAATGGGTTGGTTGTCGGTGATGAAGTAATTCTTTTCAGGCAGCAGGGCGGGCAAAAATATGTTGTGGTGGATAGAATCGGATGATACCTTCAACAACTGCTTTTCTTGAACAAGATTTTGAACTTGAAAGACAACCAACCTACACTTACAAAATGAACCTTGAAAGTAATCTGATCCGTGGTTATACGGACGGGCTGGAAGCCATGAAACAGGCGATTTTCAAAATCCTATCCACGGAACGGTATCAATATATTATGTATTCGTGGAATTACGGAATTGAAACCCTTGATTTGTATGGTGAACCCGTTTCCTATGTATGCCCGGAATTGGAACGCCGAATTTCGGAAGCGTTACTTTGGGATGAACGAATTACAAGCGTTACAGATTTTGAATTTAACATTTCAAAGAAGCGTGTGGTTCATGTAACATTCATAGCACATACCATTTTCGGTGATGTGCAAGCGGAAAGAGAGGTGAACTTTTAATGTATGATGTAACCTATGAAAATCTACTTGAACGGATGCTTGCCCGTGTATCAGATAAATTCGATAAGCGGGAAGGTTCGGTTATTTTTGATACACATTCACCAACCGCTATTGAACTTCAAATTTTATATACCGAACTGAACACGATTTTAACGGATGCTTACGGTGATACTGCTGCAAGGGAATTCCTGATTTTGCGTTGCAAAGAAAGGGGAATTTACCCTTATGAAGCAACACACGCTGTTCTGAAAGGCGAATTTACCCCGGCAAACATTGATGTTACCGGAAAGCGTTTCAATATCGGTGAAATGAACTACATTGTTACCGCAAAAATCGCTGATGGTGAATATCAGGTGCAATGTGAAACCGTGGGTATCGTGGGAAATCAGTATTTCGGTACTATGATCCCCATTGAATACATTGAAGGACTTGAAACCGCTGAACTTACGGAAGTTCTGATTCCCGGTGAAGATGAAGAAGATACGGAAGTTTTGCGTGAAAGGTACTTTGATAGCTTTGAAGAAAAGGCTTTCGGCGGTAATGTTCGTGATTACCTTGAAAAAACAAACGCTATTCCGGGCGTTGGAAGCACAAAGGTAACAAGAATTTGGAACGCTGATATTCGCCCCGCTGCAATGATTCCAACGGAAGCGGTCAAAGCATGGTACACAAGCGTTATTGATACGCTGGATGCGGAAGTTGCTGTTTGGCTTGCTGCTGTTTATACAGCGGCGGTTGAAAAGAAACTTACCACCGGGGGAACGGTGCTGCTTACGATCCTGAATTCTGATTTTGGTGCAGCTTCCCAAACCTTACTTGACACAGTACAGGAAGTGATTGATCCGGTTGAAAATGCGGGTGAAGGTTATGGGCTTGCCCCTATCGGTCATGTTGTAAGTATCAAAAGTGCGGAAACGAAATCTACCACAATTAAAACCAATATCACATTTGATACGGGTTACAGTTGGTCGAACCTTCAAACCGCTATTGATGCAGCCATTGAAGAATATTTGCTTGAATTAAGAAAAGCGTGGGCTGATTCAGATCATTTGATTGTGCGAATTAGTCAGATTGAAACAAGGCTGCTTGCAATCAAGGGAATTGTGGATATTGACAGTACCAAAATCAACGGTGCAGCCGATAACCTGACTTTGGGGAAATATGAAGTTCCCGTTTACGGGGGTGCAAGTGCATGATAAGAGAAGTTGACCTTGTTTCATACCTTCCCCCTTTTATGGCTGACTTCAAAGAAGTTGCCGTTACGCTGGAAGCTGAAAACCCTGAATTCAAAATTATTTGGGATGCAGCTAATCAGGTTCTTTACAATGAATTCATTGCAACGGCTGATGAATACGGCATTTCCCGCTTTGAAGCTATCCTGAAAATTCTTCCTTCAAAGGAAGATACCCTTGAAAGCAGAAGGGCAAGAGTACAAGCCCGCTGGTTCAATGCGATTCCGTACACAATGAAAGCCCTGATTTCAAAATTGATTGCTTTGTGTGGTGATAACAATTTCACTATCACAAAGCAATTTGATTTTTACAGGCTGGAACTTGAAACCCACCTTGAACTATACGGACAGGTTGACGAATTGGAATATATTATCAACACAATGCTTCCGTGTAATATCGTGGTTGTTTCGGATAACAAAATCATTTGTGATGTGAAAGGTTTGGCAGCCTTTGCGGGCGGTATCTGTATCACAGAACACTTTTTCATTACCAATGACAGCCGGGAAACCGTTGTTGCAAACGGTAAGGCGGTTCACGGTGCGGGCGTTGTAAATACCGCAAGCGTGATTATAACAAATGATTTCAATGAACAGTTCAACATTACCGGAACGGGTTCAATCGGTTCAGGTGCGGTTGTTTCTGAAATCGTTGGAATAAAAGATTAAGAAAGGATGAAATGACATGGCAGAATTTTCAAAGTTGGTTATTACCAACAAAGGACAGGCATTGATTGCAAAAATGATTGCCGGAACGGGAAATATTGATTTCACCAAAATCTGTACTTCCAGCACACAGTACACGGAAAATCAGCTTGTGGGTTTAACTTCCCTTTCCAATGTCAAGCAAACAAGCCTTATTTCCAAAGTTACCCGTACAAATGAAGTTGCTATCAAGGTTGAAGCAGCTTTCACAAACACAGACCTTACAGCGGGGTATTATATGCGTACTATCGGTTTGTACGCTGTTGATCCTGATGTTGGTGAAATTCTCTACGCTGTAACAATCGAAACTTCCGGTAATTGCTATATGCCGCCTTACAACGGCGTTACCGTTTCCGGTGCTTATGTGCAGCTTGTAACTACCGTTGGTAACGCTGAAAGCGTTTCCCTTGAAGTGGATGCAGCAGCCGTTGCAACTATCGGTGATATTAAGGAATTACAGGAACAGATTGCAGACCTTGAAGCGTTTGTTGGTTATACGGATGCTGATATTTACGGCGTGGAAGTGGATTTTGTAAACAAAAAGTTCACCCGCCTTGCTGGGGCTGCAAACCGTACAGCCGGGGAAGGTTTTGATTCAATCAATGCCTTTGGTGGAAGAAAGCGTTGCAACCTTACCAATGATGGTAAAGTTGTTGCTTATTACGGTGATGCAGGGTTCACAACTACGGGCAAGCTGACACAGGCGGTTGATCTTAACCCGGAAGGAACTGAAACCCCTGATGCTTCTTTGCAGTTTGCGGTTGGAACTATCG